TGTATAATTTTCTTTTTTGTATGGCTGTTTTACTAAAACCGCTTGCCCGCTCATTTGCCTGCTTTAAAGTTTTTGTAGTCCTCGAACATACGTTGTTCGCTCATTGGGTTATCACCACTGGCACGTGTACCTGGATAGTTTGGTTTACCTGCGCCTGTACCTTTTTGTCCCCAGTCACGGATGTCTCCAAACGCCTGTGGATCACGTGCTCGAGTATTATCAGGAGTATTTTCATAACCCGACTCTTCTACTTCTTGTTCGCCATCTGGAGCAGATTTTTTAGTTACTTCAGCACCTTTGTTAACGCCAGCTAACTTCATGATGTGAATAATTTCATCAGGCATGTCTGTGGTCATACTTAAATTGTTATCACCGTTGCTGATGCTCAATGTGTATTTTGGCTTTGGTTCTTCTGCTGCCATAGGAACTTCCATGTGCGGACCTTCTGGTTCGGCTTCTGGATTTCCCATAACTTGAATAGGACTGGCCATATTACTAACAGCACTCATTGGGCTCATTTCAGGACCCATGGACATATCACCACATTCGTTTACTTTATATTTTTTACCGTCAACTTCAAATTCTTCATGACCAGCTGCTCTAGCTTTTTGTAATTCGTATCCAAATTTTCCACCTTCTTCAACGTCTTCTTCTTCAATTTTTGCTTCTTGAATGCCGGCATATCTACGTAAAAGATTTAATGCTGTTTCACGAACTTTAATAGGATTTCCATCAGCGCCAACGACTTCTCCACGATCAGCATCTAATCTTGCTTTTTGGTTTTCAATACGTTGTTGTAATTCTTTTGCTTTAACTATGTCTCCACTAGATTTTGCGTCTTGGTGTAATTTAATTAACTGCTGTAATTGCGGGCTGTTATCATAAGCACTTTTGGCCATTTGATTGTTAACACCCCATAATGCTGCCAATAAAGCCACGCCACCTAATATTTGATGTCCAAGTCCTTCGTCAACTTTTTCTTCGTCTTTATCTGCCCAATCAGGAATACCATCTTTGTCGGCATCTGGTTTTTTCTTTTTGGATTCGTCGACTTTGTCTTTGTCCAAAAGAAGTTCTTTGTCACATTCACCTTCGTGAACTTTACCACATTCTGAGCATTTTTCTTCTGCTTCAGTGACTTGACCAATATTGCTTAGTCTTTTAATTAAGTCTTGTAAACTATTCATAATATGTTTCCTTATTTCTTAGCAATCACTGGACCGCGATTAGCCACTGGACTTTTTTTGTTAGTTGTTGCGCTGTCACCAATCACTGGTGTGCTTGCAGGAACGTCTGGATCTTTAATAATCTTAGGAGTTTTAATTTCCTTCTTTTTAGCATCACTGATCTTTTTAAGTTCTTTTAATAAACTACCGTTGAACTTGTCGCCAAATACTTCACTGGCTTTGACATCACTGCCTTCGCTTTTGTCATAGTCTGCGCCTAGTTTAACTTTATAATCTTCTTTTTTATCTTGAAATTTTTCTTCTTCTTGTTCTATTTCTCTATCTTCATTTGCACCACGAACGACAACTAGTCCTTCGCTGACATTTAATAAACGTGCTAGTTCTTGTTTAAGCATTTCATTACTTACTGGTAAGTTACTAGTAAAGTCAATGATATAAATCTCACCCATGTCCAAGTTAGGGAAGTCTAGTGGACGGGCTTGTAAAATTGTTTTGCTTGGACTAGATACTTTTTCGGCATCATACTTTTGCAAGTGACGCTCAATCTTGTCCATCATTTCGTCTGTGACTTCGCAGGCAAATTTAACACGAACTTCGTGTTTTTCTTTTAGTTGTTCAATGTATTCAAATAGAGTAGGCATTTCGTTTCTCCGATACTTTATTTATCTTTGTTTTTAAGGTTCTGGTTGATTAGGTTTAGTATGGCATTGCGATCTGTAGTTAAATCGCCCAATCCCTGTGGACCATTATCATCTTCAGTTTTAGCTGTTTGTGCTAGTTTAGCTGCCTTTAACTGTAGATCAATCATCTTTAGCTTCTTGTCCAGCTTGGCTGTTTTAGCAGTAATAGCATTATTCATCATAGTACTGGCAACTTCAAATACTTTACCAGCGTTTCTATCATCCATGTTGTAGCCAAGATCCATTAATCGTTCAAAACTTTCCATGGCACGATCAGCGTATTCATCTAAATCTCTGTCTTCTGTGTCCAAGCCTCTAACTGTTGGCAGTGCTTGATCAATTCTATCTGCTATAGTCAGTTGTTCATGAACTAATGCTATGGTTGTTTCTATAGGCACGGGTTCTTCAGTGATTAAAGGAATCTGATCTTCTGAGTCAGATTCTGTAGCATCTACATTAAAAAAATCTTCAAGTTTTTTAGTCATCGTTTTTTCGTTCTTTTGGCAGCGGTTCTTGGTTGCCAGTTATTATATATATCTTCTTCAGTGAGTATTCTAAACTTCATACCATGTCTTTGGCACCAAGCTCTACATGCTTCCCACTTGGCCATATTTAACACTACTGCGGCTTTTTCCTGCTGTGAGTTCGCTTCGTCTAGTCTTGCTTGTTTACGAGGTTTGACTTCTATGATCTCACTGATCTTATTGCCTGCTTTGTCTTGATAAGTGATTAAAAAGTCAGGATAGTATGTTGTATCTTTACCAGTAAAGGGATTGCGATATGGTATGCGTAGACTTTCGCTGGCCCATCCTATGACCGCAGGATGATTGTCACAGAATCTCATCACTGTTAATTCCCAACTGCTACGATACTTGGGACTGTTACTGCCTATATACTTGCTGGGGTTAGTAGGAGTAAAGAATCCCTGTGTAAAGTTGTAGGCCATTATACCACCTGCTGTGATATAGAACTTGGTAAATTATTTTGATCCAAGAAACCAATTTGACTGCTATTTGTTCTTGCGTTATTTAATTGTTGGTAGATTTCATTTTCAAATCTCAAACCATCGCTGGTTACATACTTTAAAAGTTCATTGATGCCGATGTTTAAATCTTTTGATATTTGATATAACGTTTTTGCCAGTTCTTTGGCATGTTCGACATTCACACGTAAACTCAGTAATCTACCATAGATAATATCGTATTGTGAAATTTCTATTGCCATATTTTATCCATTGAAGTTGCCGAGGTCTCTGCTAGCTTGAACTTCTGCAGCCGTTCTTGCTTCTGTTTTTGGTCCAGGATTTTCTTCTTTTTCATTTTCATAAGTAACGCTTTCGTACCTAACAGCAATTTGCCAAGTAACTGCATCACTGGTAGAATAATCCAATGTATCATGCTGTACATCAACAATTTTAGGACGCCATAATGTCACTGTACTTTTATTATTTAAATTATTTCTACTGTCGTCTGCACCATAAAATCTAGTTATAACAATTTTATCCAAAGGACAATCTGCATTTGCTGCCAAGGATTTTAAACCAAAGCTGTCAAATTCTGTGCGAAGACTTTTATCTATTTTTTGAAAATTTCCACTGACAATCTTCATATATTCTGATATAAACTTTTGAAATCTATTATCAATAGTATCTGTAAAAGAAATACTAATAGGTTCAAAGTTTATTTTAGTGGGAATAGGTTGGCGAACATTCCATGCGTTGACTACTTCTGTTTCAATACTATACTTAGGAAGTTCAATCGTCCTTATAGAATCAAAAATATCCCCAGAGGGAAGACTTGAATATTTACTAGTATGAAATTGAACTTGAAACAAGTACTTTAGGCGGGCCGCTCTAAGCCCGCCTAATTTATACCATTTCATAGCGTCAGTTAATGCCGCCATGTTACTCCTTAAGTGGCTTGATTACCAGCTCCAATTTCCATTGGACCACTAGTCAATGCGCCTCTGCTTGATGCATCACCGACGTCAGTGCCATGAATATCTGCGGCATCAAAACGTATTTGCAATGTAATCTGCATTACATCACTGGTTGCATAATTGTTTTCACCGTAGTTGGCATTTTGGATGAAACATCCGTTCATGCTCCATGTTTCTAAAACTGTTGGGCCATTAGTACCGGTGTTGCCGCCATCTAACTGTTCAATTACCATGCCGAACTTATAGTCACGTCCGGCCATCGGAGCACTTTGTAGACCTTGGTTTAATTGTTTTTGTAATTGACTTGCAATTTGTTTAGTAACTGTATTGTTAATGTCATCACGAACTGTTAGTGTAACTGGTTCCCATGTATGCTTACCAGCAAGATAAACTTTACTGTTATATGCATCCAATGTCACTTCATCATGTGTTAGACTTGGTCTAGTCACACTTACCACGTTCTGTGTCAATGATACTGTAGAACCATTACCTTGACCAAAATTGTATAGCTGTACTCTGAATCGATATTGAAGTTTCGGCATTACCATTGAGTTGCTGCCACCTGTTGTCGGAACTCCAAATTGTGTTAAATCTGCCATGTGTATTCTCCTTTGGCTATGTTATTTATCATTAAGATAACTCGCCTGTGTTGACTACACGGATTGGAATGTAAATAAATTCAGCCGCTT